TCAGGATTTCTTTTTAGCTTTCGCCCAGCGCGCGCAAATGGCTTTTCTCGCGCGTTCGCTCCGCTGTTCGGGTGTCAGGGCCAGCGCCGCTTTTCGTAGGTTCTCACGCGAAGCACGGGCCTTTTTCTCGGTTGTAACGCGTGGCCCGCTGGATTTCTTCGCGGCGGCTTTATACCTCCTCTCAATTACAGAGAGCGAAACTCCGATTCTTGCCCAAATTGCAAGTATCGAATCGGCAAGAGCCTCGTCGTATGCGCGAACCTTCCCGGCGATTTCGGGGAGCTTGCCGTTCGCCTTTGTAATCTCCTTGTACATCGGGGTTGGCTTTTTCATTTCGTCGCCTCCTGAAGATAATCGGCGACGTTTGTCTTTGCCCACTTATAAAGGTGGTCGCGGCTTTCCGGCATATCAGCGTCCCCGTGGCAGGCCCGATACATCACGAAACGGCAGAACTTTCTCAAACCGGGAAAGTCGGTATCGGCAACCGGGCGATAGTGGCTAAGAATTCCGGCGTTTTGGAACGCGAGGATGTGGTACTCGAAGAAAAGGTCTGCGGCATCCTTGACCACGCGAGAAACAAAGTCGTCGCCGTCCTCGACACTATCGCGTTCAAGCATCAAGTTCCGGTTCATTCTGCAAGCGGCGTGCCACGCTTCGCATGGCCCAAAGTCTAACGTGGGAAATACTCCGAGCATCATTCGTTCTCCTTTCAGTTAAGAATTCTCACGGCATCGAGAAGTTCCCGAGCGGCCCCAAAAAGCAACTCGCGCGAAAGATCGTCGCCGATTTTGCTGTCCTCGGCATAGATTTCAAGGCGTTCAATATGCCGTTCAACTTGGTTGATGTTGCTCCCGTTCCAAATCTCGATGATAAGAGCCTGTTCCCCGGTTGCCAACGTGCAGATCGTGTCGATTGCCGAAATAAGGCCGGATGTGTTGGTTTTCATGTTGTCTCCTTGTGGGTTTGCCCCGGATTGCTCCGGGGCGGTGTGGTTGTTTATTGTTCAGGCTCCGATTTCTTCGGCAAACCTTTTAACGAATCCCGAGGCGAGTTCTTTTGTCGCGGAAAGAACATCGCGTTTCGTGTAGTCTTTCGTCAGGAAAACCGGCTTGTCTGCGCCCCAGTCTTCAACGGTAACAACGCCCTTCTTAACGAGGCTGGCGAGTGCGCCACGCTCCTTTTTGCCGTCAACGCCCCAGCTCATAAATCTGTCGTCCGGGTTGTCGGTCGCGAATCCTTCAGCAAACATGTTGATGATAACGATCTTTTCAAGTTCGGTCAGGCTTGCGAGTGTTTCTTGTTTCGTCATGGTGTGTTCTCCTTGCGGTTTGTGGTTGTTTATTAAGCCCACTTTCGCGGGCCGCTACATATATTATACACCCTATTGCGAGAAATTGCAAGTAGATTTCGGAAGATTCTCGGAATTTTTTTCGATTTTTTTTAAGATTCCCCGATTCCAGCCTCAAAAAAAACTCCCCGACGAGATGAGAATCGCCGGAGAGACCAACCAAGGAGAGGTTGTGTTTTTTATTTATTAAGCCATTCTTCCCATACGGCGTTGAAACTGGCGCGATACTTTTCCGTGACGGTAACGACCTTCGGAATCTGGGAAACGTCGTCCAGTTTGCCGTTTGTTTCAAGCGGGTTGAAGTACACGAACGAACCGAGTCCAAGCGTTTCGCCCCAGTACCGGGTTGCCATTTCATTACTCAACGTTGCGTATGGAACAAGAACATCGGTCGCGATCCCGAGAAGGCCGAGGCCGTTGTAGCGTTTGACGGTAAGCGGTTTTTCGTCCTTGTCCTTGCCCGTGCCGATCATCAGCACGTCCATATCCTTGAACGGAATTCCTTTGTTGTGTTTGATGCAAGTCGTCGCTGTCAGGAGCGGCGCAACCTCGATCAGTCCACCGTCGACAAGGCAGTGTCCACGGAAATCGCGCCCGGCAAAGTAGCTCGGCGCGGCAGAAGTATATCCGGCAATAGCGGCAAGCGAAACGTCGTCATATTTTCCACGAACGTTGTCGAACACGATGTAGTTGTCATAGGTCAGGTCAAGAGCCGGGATAATGAGAGAAAGTTTCGGCCAAACCTTTTTCACGTCGCCCATGTTCATGTTGCACATGATATCGTCTAAGACCTCATCCATGGTGTCGTTCCGGTATTTCGGCACAGCAAACGGGTTGATCTTTGCGGCGGCCCGCTTCGTGAAACATTTATTCGCCTGCTCACGAAAGATCGTATCAATGCGTGTAAACGGATTTCCGACTGCATATCCAGCCGCGAGCATACCACCAACCGAGCATCCGGCAAGAACGTCTATCCCATCAAGCGTCTGCCACGACTTCGGGAGCATAGCGAGAAGGCGCGCCGGGATGCACCCGAACACACCTCCACCAACGATGATGAGAATTTTGCAACGCTTCATTTTGCCTTAGCCCTTATCGCGTTGACGATAGTTTTGGCATCGTCCACGCTGAACGTAAACGGCCCGAGCTTCATCGGCCACGAAAGACCGCTTGTAAGCGCATGTTCTACGCAGTCAAGATTTACCTCGCCTGTTTCATTCAGCAAGCCGAGATTGCGCGCGAAATCGGCGTTTCCGCTTACAAGCTGGCCGATCTTATAATCAATCATGCCCAACGTAAGCCCAATTCCGACCTTTTCAAGCGTGTTGCATTTCGGAAAGATCATGTTCTGAATTTCCTCATGCAAGGCGGCTGTAAATTCAAGAAGTTTCATCCTAACGCTCCTTATTTCAAACTCCGGGACGGCTGTTACGCCGTCCACGGAGTAATCCCTAAACCGTTATGGAAATGCCGATGAATTAACCAGCAGACGTGCTGGCGGCGGCGGTCGGGGTCGGTATGATGTTTGCCTGCGGAATGCCGATCTGAATAAGGCTGTTAACCTTATTCTCAACACAGCCGAGGACGCCAGTGTTGGTCAAAACCTGATTGTTCACGGCGACAAGCTGGTTGCCGAGCAGTTTTTCGGACTGAAGAATCTTGATTTCTGCATCCTTCTTCGCGTTCTCAATCATAAGCTCGGTCTGCTTGGCAAGGTCAACGTCTCTCTGTGTGTTCACAGCAACAGCCGCTTCAACAGCCGCGAGGCGATCCATCACGTTCGGGCCGCCGTTGCCGCCATTATTCGGGCCACGATTTCCGAACAGGTTCAGTCCACCGGATGCAAGGCCGAACGCCGTACCAGCAATACCGAGGACGAGAGCCGCAACGTCCATGCCGGACGCGCCAGCCTTCTGCTGATTCCAGTACGGAGCCATGCCCCACGAAGTGTTGCCCCACATGGCGTTGCTGGGAGCGCCAGTAGTTTCTTCTTTTTCCATGCTGTCTTTCTCCTTTCAGGTTGTTTGTTACATGGATTTTGTAGCGTACCACCCGACGATGGCCTCCATAGCCTCGTAGAGCAGTTCAACATCGTTTTTGCTCAAGCCCGGAATGTTTTCGTAGAGGATTTCTTTCAGCTCGTCTTCGCTTGCCGGACGTTCGCCGGAAACAGCTTCGATATTGTCGATTGCCCGCTTCAAATAGGTGTGCGGTTCGTTGTGCATTTCTCCGGCAATCCGTTTCGCCTCATCAGCGGAAATTTCAGCATCGGTTCCGTTTGCAAGTTTCACCTTCAATTTCGGTTCTCCTTCAGTTTGAATGTTTGATGAAAGCCGCATAGGCGGCAATGATGGTCGTTACGATCCAGCCAATCCAAGAAAAACCTGAGCTTATCGAGGTTTTCGTGTCATCCACGCGCTTTCCTGATTCTTCCATACGGGTTTCGAGAGCAGTAACACGGGAAACAATACCAGTTTTTCCGTCGCCGTGAAGCATATCCTTGATTTCCTGAACAGAACCAAACAGCGTTTTGAGCTGTTCATGGATTGCGGCAAGTTCTTCCGCAACGGTTAGAGGTTTTTTCGATTCGCTCATTTTTTAGCCTCGTGTTAGCAAAGGTTATTCAACAAGCTCCCAGCACTTGTACCACCATTCGGGCTGGCCAAGGCCGATTTTCGAGCCGAAGTATTTGCACGATTCGTTCATAGCCGACCACTGAATGGCGAGCGTGTTTCCAAGCACGGGATTCGCCTGATACGCCTCGGAGCTTGCGAACGATGCCATTTCCCCGAAGCCGCCGTGAAAATCGGCCACGCCAAGGAACTGGCCGATAGCCGCGCAAACGGCACGAAAGTCCACGCACGCCGCCGCGAATTCCTGTTCGCGCGTCGGCTTTCCGTCGTCATAGATGCTCCCGCCAAGCTCGATGAAGTGCTCCTCGGTCATGGGGGAGTCCCCCTTGCAGGGGTCAGGAAGATAGTCCGTCGTCACGCCTTCAAACGTATAATGTTTCATATTCGTTTCTCCTCAAATCAGCTTGCGACAGCGGAGCCGCCGGAGCTGGTGATCGTTGAATACGTGCCGCCTGTAATAGCCGCACCGTTTACCACGCATCCGCCGTCCAGCACGGTGATGCCGCCCGTTCCGCCAGGATTGATGCTAGAAGCGAGATTGATGCTCGCGCCGCTGGAGATCACGACTTTCCCTGCCGCTCCTGTCAGCTTGTCGACGGTGTTTATTCCGGCAAAGCAGTACGACCCGGCCGAAGTGTAACAATCTCCCAGCACGCAAGCCGTAGCGGATGCGATTCCGGTATTCAGAAGATAGATGTCATGAGACGCGCTTGGATTGTTTCCGGTGACGGTGGTTCCCGTAAGCACGACTGTCGCGTTTGTGTTCGGGACAAATATCCCTGCTCCGCGTTTTCCGGCTCCGCACGTGTTTCCCGTAATCACAGAAGACGTAATGAACATCTTTCCACCATTGCCGCAATAGAGCGCGCCACCGTCATTTACGCTTGAATTGCCGGATACAATACACCCGGTGAAAGATGCCGTTCCGCCTGCGAGTGTGACAACTCCGCCCCCGGTTGAACCATTGTTTCCTGCGATGGTGGTTCCCGAGAACGATGCGCTGGCGCTCGTCAAATACATGAATCCGCCAAATGCGGACGTATTTGTAAAACCGCTTGTGACATTGATTCCACCGAATGAAACGGACGAATTGTAATTCAGCAGGATATGTCTGCTTCCCATGTTCAGCGTACCGTTGCCGTTCACGACCGCGCCGTTTTGCATGACAAGCACGCCCTTTGCCGTTCCGTTCAACGTGTTTGAACCGCCGAATGTAATGGAGCCGCCGCTCACGACCGCGCCGCCTTGTATCTCGCATTCGTGCATGACGAGGTTTCCGGTGAACGTAACGTTTCCGAGCGAAAGGCTGTAGACCGTAAGGGCAAAAGAACCCGTTGCAATGGTTCCGGTCGCACTCAGAACCGTGTCGCCGATCCCTTCCCCGTGAAGGTATTTGTTGCTCTGAAGCGTAGCCGCACCGGTCTGGTATTCCGCGTATTCCTCGTCGAATGTGATGAACTGAATCGCGGACGTGACAAGGCCATAGTTCAGCGTTCCGGTGTGCGATGTGTTGGAGCCAGTCCCGGACGTGGTGTCGACGGTATACCCGGCGTTGATATCCTCCACATACGCCTGCGCCATGCCGTCGCGGAACTTGATGACAAGATCGTGCGCGGCAAACGGCGTGAGCGGGTTCATAAGCACGATTGGGTCGGCGAAATGAACAAGAGCCGCGCTCCCGACCATCAGCTGAATGTGCGCGTCTCGCCCGTATTTGTCTGCCGGAACAGTCCCGCAGGAAATCGTGTGGCTGGTCGTGCCGACCGCGTTGAATCTGTACGCGCTTCCCGGCTCGACGGTCATGGTGGCAGATGTTCCCTTGTCCAGGATGTCCTGATACGCCGCAAGCCCGACCGTGTTTCCGTTCGTGATCTCGACCCCGGCGGTTCCGGTCAATGACGTTATTCCGCCCGCATTCGACAACGCATCCGCAAGCCCGGAAACCGCGCTCTGCGGGATGACTCCGGCGCTTTTCACATAGTTTGACGTGTACGATGAAACAAAAAGCTGAACACCGCTTACATTCGGAACCTTTTTCTTGTTCGCCGCAGTAGTTGCACTGCTCAGGTTCGAAGTATATGCGTTGATGCTGATGCCGCCGTTTGTGATCGTGAGGCGGTCAGTGTCGTTGTTATACACGACACCGGCAGTCGTTCCGGTCGCACTCGCAAGGTAGTCCGGCTTGATCTTGCCGCCGGATGCGATAAGCGTGGTACTCCCTGCGGAATTCGTCGCATTAAGGACGATATTGTCAAGCGCCGCACGCGGGAAGATGTCTGTCCCGCTGAGTTGGAGCTTTTTATTGGTTGCCATATCCTGAATCTCTCCTTGGTTGATTGAGAAGTCCCGGACGGGAGAATGTCCCGCCCGGTATAGCGCGGAATGTCAATCAGACATCAACCGCAGTAAGAGCCGCAGTGATCGTTCCGCCAGTGATGGACGCGATGCCAGTTCCGGCGGTGAGATTCAGAGCGAGAGTGTTGCTGCTCCAAGAAAGACCGGACGAAGTCGTGACGGTTATCGTGTCCTGCTTGTCGGAAAGTTTGCTATCAACGGTTGCCGCATCATAGACCACGTCATGAAGATCATTTCCGGTTTCGTCGTAATAGTACTTGACGGTGCCGTAGTCTGTTGCACTCGCTTGCTCGACGGTGAGCTTTTCCATTTTAAGATTACGATCATCCCAAACGTACATCTCGTTGGAATAATAATAGAAAACATTGCTGGACGGAGTTTCGCCGGAATCGGAACTTCCCTTGACCTTGATCTTCTTGTTGGCGGTGTCGTACCAGTAACTACCGTTTTCTACATCATCGTCATTTGTTGACATATCATCGAGAGTGACAAGAGGGATTCCAGCCGCACTGGTAATCGCCTGCCGAACTGCATATGCAGTCGGAGCTTTCGTCTGACTCGGGCTGTTCACGTCGACGGTGTTGATGAACGCGCCATTGGTCGCGTCGGTCGAGAGCTTCACGTCGACGTATTTCTGAATCGCCTTTTCAGAAGGAACGAAGTCATCGGAGTTGGCGAGGACGGAAACGGTCGAAGCTCCCTGCAATCTGACGGCGAGACTTGCCGCGATTTCGGCCATGTCGGAGCCGCTCCAGCGATAGGACTTGTTCGTGGACGGAACGAAATAGATCACGCTCTTCACCGGGGTTTCGCCCGTGGGTCCCCAAGTGTTCTCTCCAGTCGCGGTATAGATTTTCTTCGCCCCGGTTCCGGTTCCGCTCTTGTAGTACTGCGCGCCAGTTGTGAATCCGCTGGACGGAGCGCTGTCGGAATACGAGACGAGTTCGACGATATCGTCGACCGAACCGGGCAGATTCGCCTTGTCGATCACGCCAGTGATCTTGCTTGCGCTGATGCCTGCGATATGTTCGTCCTTGATCTTACCATTGGCATCGACAATGGTAGTAGTGCCGCCGAACACACTCTCGTCGACGCTGGCGACGATGTTGTCAAGCGAGGTACGCGGAGAGATAACGCTCCCGGACAGTTTGAGTTTCTTTTTTGCGACGTTGGACATAATGGTTTTCTCCTATATGGTGGTGTTGAAGTAAGAGGTTTGTTTATCTTAAATATCCTCGGCGGTAATGCCGCCATCATCGGCACCGCCGACCTTTTGAAGCTCGCCGCCGTGGTAATGCCACAGAGTATGGTCGCTAACCTCAACCAAAATACGATCACTGGAAATGTCTGTGCCGCTCGTCCAAACTTTAGTGTTCCCGATTTCCTTGACCGTGCAAATCTTGTTGGTCGTCGTGTTGTAGTATTTCACCCCGACATCATACAGCGTTGCATCCGGGATATGGCTATTATCGTAACGCCCGATAATCGGGTCTACATCATGGGGAACGAAAGCTCGTTTCATTACCCCGCTATCTGATGCAACACGCGACAAGTTTGACTGGCTTGCATAGAGCTGAGCCATTACGGTTTGCGGGAAGAGGTACGCGCCATCTTTGTTTTCGAACGTCCAAAGAATACTTGCTGTTTCCGGCATAGTCGCTCCTCCTTAATCTTCCTCGTCTTCCTGTCCGGGGTCGGTTTCGTGGCCTCGCGCGAGGTTGTCATAGGTCACGCTTGCCGTTCCGACATTGCCCGCTCCGTCAACAGCTCTGAAGATATACGTTCCGTTTTCTGTGACGGTAATTCCTCCGCTCGGATACTCAAGCCATGTAGCGCCACCATCCGTGCTGTAGGTTATAGTCGCGGCCTCGTTTGTGGTAGCAGTAAGGGTATCAAACTGGAGGTTTTCGGTGATGTTGTTGTAATTCAGAGTAATAACCGGAGGCGTTGTATCGACGTTGATGTTTGCAAACGTAATGCTCGCGGTTCCTGTATTCCCGGCGGCATCCGTAGCCTTGAAATTGTACGTTCCGTTCGAGGAAACAGCAACGCCGTTCGTGTAGGTGTTCCAAGAGCCGCTGTTTCCCTTGCGCCAGTAGATCGTAAGCCATTCCTCCGTGCTTGCATATACGGAAGTCGGTTCTGTGCTTGCGGAGTTTCCATAGAGCGTGATAACAGGGGCCGTACGGTCGATATTGGAAACAACAACAGAACCACTTCCGACATTCCCGGCGGCATCCGTAGCCTTGAACTCATACGTTCCATTTGCCGTGACTGTCGCCCCGTTGACAGGATAAGCCGCCCAAGTTCCGCCGGAGATTCTATACTGGATAGCCGAACCATCATCCACGGTCGCCGAAATAACGCCGGACTGAACGACCCCGCTATTGTTATAGTTCAGAGCAAGAACAGGAGCGGTCTTGTCGATATTGTTAACGGTATAGGTTTCGGAAGAAATGTTTCCGGCCTCATCTTTTGCCCTGAATGTAACAGTACCGTTCGCGGTCATGGTAACGCCGCCGCCTGTGTAAGTATTCCAGTTGCCGTCGTTGATCTTGAATTCTTTCGAAACGCTATCGCCACTGAACTGAGCCGTAACGATCACATTCTGATTTGTTGCGCTTGTAATGTTGGCAGACGCAACAGGAGCAGTCGGAGGAATCTTGTCGATGTTCGTTACCTCATACGTTCCGGTGGACGTAAGATCGCCGTTTTCGTCCATGCCTCGGAAGTATTGCACGCAGTTTTCGGAAACAGTCACACCGCCGACAGGATAAGTAAGCCAGCTCACGCCATTTGCAGAATATTCCTTTGATGTAACCTGTTCGACGTAGTTGGCCGTCAGGATAACATTTCCGTTGGTTGCGCTGGTAACGTCTGCGCTGATCGTCGGGGCCGCATATTTTACGACCTGAACAGGAGTCAGCCCGTAAGACTGGACGAAGTTACTCAAAACATCGTTCAAGTAATTTACCGCAACATAGCCGCCGTCCGTCTCGTTCAAATAGTCCAGCGTTGCATAGCCGCCCGAAGTGGTGGAAAGATATGTTTCAAGATCATTTTCCGTCAAATGCCCGGCAGAGTTAACGGCAGAAGAAATCGCCTCGTTCATCGTTTCAGAATTAACGAGGTCATCAGGAATATCACCACCGCCGCCATTATAGGAGCTATCAATGCTGATTGCACCGTCTTCGACAATAATGCCGCCACTTGAAACGACCTTGACAAATCCGTAAGAATCATAAGAGGCAAGCGGCTTGATAGTTCCGCTCCCGCCGGAGCCGGGGTCTTCTCCCCAAAGCTCGTCGACGCGGTTTCTAACATGAAATCCCCTCATTTGAAGCGCAAAAACGGGCTGTTCGTTTTCATCCGAACCGATAAGCTGTCCGGTCAGGATTACGCACTCTTTCCCGTACATCAAACTGGCAAGCTGAATCGAGTTCATTTCCGAAATGGAAATTCTAACCTCGGTAAAACTACATTCCTCGCCGTTGATGGTATCGGTAACGGTTTCAACGGAAATCCCGTTCAAATCAGCTTGAATTTTAATTGCCGTGTTGGAGTCGTAGTCGGTATCCATGACGAACGACCAAGAAACAGCGGAAGACAAACTGGAAATCGGGTAAGCAGTCGGCCCGTCTTGCGTTGCGAAAAGCCTCACGCAAAGGCGAACTGGAACACCGCGAACGAGCGTTGGGGCCGCAACAGCGATTGAGTTCTCGTAGTCCTTGAACACCCCGAGCGGCTGATTTGCCGCCACATAAAAAATCAAGTCTTGCATGGGCTTCGCCTCCTTCTTACAATGCCGAGGGTGTCAACAAATCAAAGACAAGGAAAAACAGCAACAGTAATTTGTAAATCTGTGGGATTTCCAATGTAAAGGCTGGATATTTCAAAAGTGTTATTCGGAGGTATAACAGCAAATATCTGTGTCATAAATGTATATGTTGGAGGTTCCGTATTACTGTATTCAAAAAGAGGTATTCCGTTATATTGTCCAATTTTTAGCCCACCAACAATTGTAGACGTTTGCGAAGCCGAGCTAAATCCAATTTCGCCTATTACCCATACAGGAAAAGAATATGCCGGATATTCTCGATTGACTTCCATACCAGAAATTAAAGGGTTTGAATAATCGGGAGGTCCAAAAGATGCGGTGGAACCACCGCTACTTGACGGCATTTTGTAATCACCAAGCAAGACGATGGCAGTTGTACCGGAGATGTGAAGAATTTTATTCCCTTCGGTTCCACGTGCAAAAGTTCCTCCGGAAACGGGCTTTGCATAACTCCCGGTAGAGCCGGAGATTGTCACGGATGCCGGGCCGGACAGAATAAGATCGCCAATCGCGTTCGGAGCGATACCAGTTGCGCAAACGCCCCAAGGAACGTCAACAGACGCGAAATTTACGGCGGGAAATGCGTCACCGCATAAAGACCCGGACACGTTAATTTGGACGGCCTGACCCGCCGCAAAGGCCGTTTGCGTGGAATTCCACACCTTAATGCGAACCACGTTTTGAGATTTTGCGTGGATAACTCCGGTTTTAAAGGAATCGGCTTGATTCAAAAGGCGATTGATCGCGGTTTCGCGCCCAGCAGAAAATCTAACGGGAGTTCCGGGAATGACATCGGGATAATACGACATGATGCACCTCATCCGTTATTTTCGTGGGCCGCCCATGTTCCGAGAAGGGCAAAGTCGCCATAATGCACGACACGCGACTTGTAAATGCCATTCACAACGACTTTCGGCGTGTTGTTTGTGGTGTCGTTCTCGACCTCGGAACGAGCCCAAACATATTCCCAGCCTTCTTTCGCTCCAACAGTCGTGCCGGAAATAACGGCGTTCGTTTCCCCAAGGCTGATTCGGAAATTGAACGTAACCTGAATATCTTCCTTTCCTTTCAGAGGCGCAGAATAGGACGCGCCAACAAAAAGAACCTCACCGATTTTGTAGCCACGAAAACCGTATGCGTTGACCTTCCCAGTAAGATCGGCAACAGTCCTTTTGTAAGCGTTCGTGATCGCACTTCGCTTCATGTTGATCGTGTAGGTTTCCCGAAGATCGGCAGTCGGAACGTCAACCCCTGCAAACTCGGCATCGGAACCGGATTTCCCGTTCCAGCCGATATTCCCCCCGGCATCGTCTTCGGTGAACCACCATTCCCCTGTTGTTCCTCCGCTGGTGCTGGCATCCTTCCATTTGGCCTGCGAAATTGCGTGAACGACGTGTTTTGTGCCGCCTCCGCACTCAAATGACATGATGGGTTCGGATGCTGTACTCCCCTCGACGATTACCTCATTTTGAGAGTAAACAGCAGTAATCTCAATATCTCCGGCCCCGGTATAGCCATCAAAGCGCACGTCCTGAAGGAAAAGGATATTGCTGTTTGTTTGGTTCTGCGCGTTTCGTCCGGCGTTGATCGTATCGTATGCCCCATAACTTGCGGGAGCGGCGGCAATAACGGCCTGAATCGCCGCCTTTTTATTCGTCGGGGAAAGAACAAGGTATTTTATTTCAGCCGCCGTGCAAACGCCGTATTTATTCCATGTTTCCGACCCGTCTTGCGTTCGTTTTACCGTCATAGCCATAGATCACCTCATGCGTATGTAAATGCTTCAAGTTTCCGGTTGGTTTCGGCCTGCTGTTCGACCATCTTCTTAGTGTTGCGGGCGGTTTCCTTTTCAGGCGAACCGTTGCCAAGCATGGCGTTCAGAACAGCCGCAGAGAAAGATCCCTGCACGTCGTTTTTCCTGTCGGACGGGCTTTCCGTGTTCGGACTTCCGTTTCCCTTTTCATTTCCGGCAAGTTTTTTCATGCGCCGCTTGATAAACTTGTCTTCCCATTCAAGTTGTCTTTCCTCTTTTTCACGGAAATTCTTGTTAAACTTGTCGTTCAGATTCATGTATTGCTCTACCATTTTTTGGAAATTTGCCGTTGATACCATTTCCGGCATTTCAGCTCCAATGTCGTCTAACACTTTCAACTTGTTTTCGACACCAGCGACAAGCGTTTCTTCCCAATCTTTTTGAAGGTCTTCCCAAATACCATCGAATGCTTCGCGCCCGCCTCCTCGAATCGCCTTTCCGATGGCAATCGACAAGTTCACGAAAAGGTTATTCACCATTTCGGCAAACTTCTTGAAGCTCCCCCAAACGTCCTTGAGGTTAGCCCAAAACAGATCCGGCAGATTATCCCAAATCTTTTCTGCGTTGTTAAACGCCCACTGGAAAAGTGAGGTAATATTTGCAAGCCCGTCTTTGAAAAGATCGGTCAGATAAGCGACAAGAGGCTCAAAAACGGCAACAACGTTTTTTGCCATCATTCTAAATTCCTCGTAAACATACTGGATTTCAAACGCCCACGAATCAAGGTTGTCTTTGATATATTCGGTCGCGGTCGTGATGTTTTTTGTGAAGCTTTGAACTCCATCGTCAAGATCAAACAGCGAAATAAGGAACTCGCCGATTTGCTCCAAGAGATCGCCAAAAGCGTTTGCCGCCTGTTTTAGCTTCTGTCCGAACGTCTGAACGGTGGCAAGCGGGAAAGCATTCCCGCCGATTTTCAGAAGCTCGTTGAACTGTTCCTGTTTCGACTTGCTTTCGTCAAGCTGGATGTTGAACATCTTAAGGCGGCGGGTATTGCCAGCGGCGGCCTTTGCGATCAAATCCATAGCGGTATTTACGTCAAGCCGTTTATACTGCGCGGCAAGGCCCATAGCGGCCTTTGTCGCTTCTTCCATTCGGTCTGCGGTAATCCCCATATTCACGCCGAGCGTCATAGCCTGAATCGTGGCTTCATCACCGTAGGTCGTAACATCCTGAAGCCCCTTTGCAACGTCCAAAAGTTTGCTTTTATAGTCGCCCTGACCGATTTGCTTCAACGCGCGTTCAAGGCCGTTCACGGCATCTGCCTGTACGATGTACGCATCGACGGACTTTTTAAGCAGGCCAAGAACAGAACCGACTCCCAAAAGCGCAAAACCAGTTCGTGCGATTTTTGAAAACGTTGCTTTTGCTTTATTCTCTAAGCCGCCGAGAGTGTTTACGAAACCGCTGTCATCAAGAGTAACGGCGGCACCGAGTTTTCCGAGATCAAACATTTTTCTCCTCCGTGTTCGTTTTGACTTCCGGTTTGACGTATTCATTCATGCGGGCCTGCGCCCGCTTCAAGTCTTCCTCGGTGTAGGATATATTTACAGGCGCATCATCAGGAAGGACGAACCTGCCAGCACTCGCAAGGAACTCGCCCTGCGTCTTTGAATCACCGAGAGCGGCGCATACCGGGAAATACATCTCGTTCCGGGCGCGCATAAATTCGATTCGTTCCAGCTCGGTTCCGATATACATGAATTGAGGCCATGTCAGGCGGAAAACGTCGGTAATCGTCCACCCGAACACGGCGCACATGGAAAGCGCGAGGAATTGCCAATCGACCTTCACGTTTGCCCCGCCTTTCAGCTCGTCGCCAGTTGAGACGGGAGAACCACTTTTTTTTCGGGTTCGTCCTTTTCGCCTTCGTCATCCCCGGTGCAAAGGACATTCACCAAAGCAACGAGGTGTTGGTAATCCATACAGCGGACACGTTCGTGTAATTCGATTGGAAGGGCCTTGCAGGCGATTTCAGCGAACTTAGTGCGCGCCTCTATTAATTCCTCTGCCTGTTTATCAATCTTCGCGGATTCGTCCTTTGCGAGCTTTGCAAGCGAAAGCTGGATTTTTTGAAATTCGTTCATGTCAGCCATCGTCAGCATCTGGCATTCAACCCATCTGCCGCCGCCGATACCAATGTGAACACTGGTTTTTCCGAGTTCCGGGAACGAGATCGCCATTTTCTTTTCTCCTTGTGTAATGTTTCGTGATTTGGCTTGGATTGCCAGCCGAGCGGAAAAAGGATTAAAAAACCGCCCGGCCAGCTATAAACGCCTGTCCCGTCAACAAATAAAAAAGGCGCAACCTCCCGCCAAGTCGAGAGGCGCGCCCCCACAAGGAGCGTGGGAATTTATGTGGCCGGAGTCGAATACACGAAAGGAACACCGGAAGTCGCGTCTGCCTTGCAGTCGAAGGTAAGCTGGACGGTGGACGGGTCGCCGTTTTCGCCGGGGTTGAAGGTCAGGCCGGGCTGGAGACTTGCGTGCGGGAAAAGAATAACGGATTCAGTTTCACCAGTGATCGGAACAAGGGTAAGCTGATATTCCGCAGTAGAGGCAAGGAGGTTGTCGCCCTTTTTGATGAGGGAAACCATGCCAGTCGCCGCATCAATATTTCTCGTCGTAACGGTAACAGTGACGTTGTTTTTCGTCAGGAAACGGGCCTGCACGTCGGCGAGCGTTTCGTATAGGGTAATGTCGCTGGTTTCAGTATCGGGAGCGACAGAAGGTGCGCCGGAAAGCGGGTTCAGATCGACAGTGGACGTTGCCCCGGTAATCGTAACGCCGGAAACCGTGCCGCCCTTGGATGCCGTGCAAAGATACGGGTGTTTCTTGAGTTTTCCGACAAGGGTATTGATCTGTTCTTGGGTAAGATTCGCCATTTTTATCACCTCACTTGGTTTTTGGTTTCGTCAGGATTCGCCCAATTACGCCTGCCTCGTCAACACGGAAACACGCATATTTACCGATGCAAACTGCCGTGTTTTCCCCTTGTCGTCGATCACAACAGGGGCATTCAGTCCACCATCAGGCAGAATGTAAACGATGTTGAAATGCTCGGTTTTTACCCCATAAACAGGCATATGATCGGCGCAACGAGTAACCAGCATCCAAGCATCATCACGGCTTTCGAATTTGCCGTAGATTTGGACATTATACATGGGGTTGTCGATTGCAGATGCTTCTGCTGTGCCAACAACACGAAGCGCAACTCCATTACTGATTGTTTCCGGGATTTTGCCACGGAAAAAGTTTCCATCCACGACAAGATCAAGTTGCTCGGCGAAGTAATCCGTCAGGTCGCGTTCCAGCATCACGGTATTGTACATCATAGTTTTAGAGCCTCTTTAATTTTTGCGGCGATCTCGCCTTTGTTGTCTTCGATTCCACGGGTTATGAATTTCGGCCCGACTGTGCATCCTGTTTTTTCTTGGTGTGCAATCGAACCTTCACCGAGGTTGTAGTCGCCTTCATGAATCCATATGGCATAATCTGCGGCTGGTGAATTGATCGGAACATAACACGTCGCAGTGTAGGACTTTTTATTTACAACGACATCCCCGGTTATACTCGCATGGAGAATACCTTCTTTGAACGGAACTCGGTCTTTTGCCGCTTTGACGATGGTATCGCGAATAGCCATCATCAGGTGTTGCGCCTGAATTTCATGAAGGTTTGCCAACTTTTTAACGTTGATTCCGAATTCGCGGGTGGTAAAATGGAATTTAACGCCGCCTTTTGCCATCACGCGCCTGCGACTTTCATGCGATAACCGCAGTTTTCCCCGGCGAGGTTGTGGTAGTACTTGATTTCCACGACATCAAACGTATTTACCCCGAGGACAATTTGCGCCGGAGTAACCGGGTCGGTTTCAAGCGGAGCAACAAAGAAAACATGGCCGTACTGAACACGCCCGCTTTCATCAAGACCGAGGCGGGCGTTCCGGTTTTCAAATACCTTGCAAGGAACGGAAAGCCACGTCTGTTTTCCGTCGTGGATGTACTTGGACTTCTGTTTCAGGACGGCATCCGTAACCGCCACTTTCTCAATCAGGAACATTTTATTTCCTCCCGCGAGCGGATTCTGAAATTATCGCACATACCGTTGACGATGATATAGGTCGATTCGCATTCGCATTTTCCCCCGATATTGTGCTTGCAGTGCATAGCGAAGCACCGTTTAATTTCGGTGTTGTGGCCCTGTTTTTCTTCTTCGTTTTCCATCGTAACGCTCCTTGTTTTGGTTCAAGGATGCCTGGAGCGTCAACAATAGAAAGTTGCCAGCAAGTTAAATTTGAGGGTAACTCTCCCCATTAACTCTCCCAATAGCAAGTTACCAGCAAGTTAGATTTGGTCGCGAAATTGATTTCGTTACCAAATCGAAAGCCATTGAAGCATAAAAAAGCCCCGGTGTTTCCACCGAGGCAAGATCGCGAGAGAACCCCGCTATCTATAAGAAGGGTGTGGCCCCTGATTCAGTTGTCAAGTTTTACTTTACAACTCGATCTTCCCATGCTTGGGCCTGCGACAAACACGCCCACACGTTCATGTATGCGGCATCCCGAATAGTTCCATCGTGCATGGCATCCTTGAAATTCGAGTAGTCGATGTCTTCAATAGCCTCCCGGATAAGCTCTGAGAAAACGATCTTCCGAATCTCGGCCCGGTAGCGGTAATCGGCATACGGGGTGAATTGAACCTTCGGTTGCCCGGAAAGGTTGTATTCCTCCGGGCTCATAGCCTTAATAAGCCGTTCGAGATCGCCTTTGAAGCGGGCGCGGACAAGCAGGGTATCGGGTTTGTCGATATGCTGAACAGCAGAAAAGAATCCGTATTTGCAGAAAATCCACATAGTCATTTACTCATTTTTGGATGATAATTAATTGAGTTGAACCGGGATGCAGTCGGTCATAGCGCCGACATTTCGAAGGAACTTCAAAGCCTCGTCGCGTGTCGGAATCTTCAAGCCTGCAACGTCATTTCGGAATGCGTGGTACATGATATAAAGAACGCGCGGGTCGGTCGTGATCGGATTATAGCCGTCAAAATTAAATGGCATCTTGATCTCGTCCCCGTATTTTACCCCCGTCGGGAAATCCTTTTCTTCGACACCGAGCGGGTCAAAAAAGACAAAGCCAAACCGATCAAAGAAAACATCTTTGCAATCGCAGTGGTATTTTATACCTTCTGCAACGACTCCCAAAACCTTTGCTCCATCGTATGTTGGATTCGAAAATCTGATTTCCGTAATGTTCCCGGCATCAACGCAAACCGGGTTAAACCGTTCCATGTAGTCGTAGTAAAGCCACTTCATTTTCGACCTCCTTGTGTTTTTTCCTGTTCGTGGTTTCGATGCTCTTTTTCTATCGCATCTGCCATATAATATAACGCAAGATTTACAAAATGCAAGTCGATTTCTAGAGAATTTTAATTAAATCCGCGTTTTTCTCGCGTCAAGAAACTTTTGATATAGTTGGTAAGCGGTTCGCCTTGTTTTACATCAAGTTTTGCAAGCATAACCAACAGGCCGTTTGTATCAGCATCAATCTCGTTCTCTTCATCTCCAAGATACCCGCAGTTTCTTAAACCGGGGTCGCGTTCTGCCATCCAGCAACCACTAATTCTCGAATATGGAACACGGGTAAGAGTTAGGTGGCGTACTTCGTAAGTATGAAGTTTTCGTGCAGTATAGCACGAATGAGATTCATTAATGCCCTGTTTGAGCGTAGACGGAAGGAGTTCTCCTTCTTTCGAGTTTCCTGTAAGATTTGGATTAACAGTTCTTGCAAGTATGATGGTATGTGTTTTGGGGTCGTTATACGCGAACTCGCAGTTTTCAAACAAATGCTGGATTCCGGCCTGATAAAGTAGATACGTTTTCGTGTCGCGTTCAAGCTCATCGGGATGTTTTTCGTAATGCAGTTTCGCCGTATTGAAGTGATCTATCTGTTCTTGTTCGTGGCCGACATAATAAGTCTTGTCTGCATCATCCGGGTTAATCCCCATAGCATTCAGGCGAACAATTTTTTCTTTACAAGCGTCTTCCTCATAGCTATCATATCCCTGTGATCTTTGACTTATGCTTATAAAGTCCGGGTCAAGAGCAATTTTCCTTCCGTTATAATCAATGGTTTGCTTCGAAATGTAATCGTGCATATACGCCGTGAAGCTTGAGAAGTTATCAACTTTTGCCTTCGGCTGAACAGTCGAATAGACGGAAACGTTGGAATTTACAATAACTCCGTTTAAGGTTGTTCCGGCCTTGTCTGCGGCCTGAATCTGTTCAAGCCTGTGCAGATAATAGGCCGCCCCGCTGTTTCCGCTGTCGGCCAGCTTTTTAAGCTCCGGCATCAGGCTATATGCTTCGTTTAGCGTGGTTTTGTTCGGCGTATGATCGCCACCGGAACCGTTGTGGTGATTGATTGTCTTCGCCGCATCGACAATCTTCTTCGACAAGTCTGCATTTTTCTTGTCGATGCTTGAGGCAGAAGAAGACGAACCATAGGGTGTTCTGAACCACTTGAAATCGGTCGGTAAATCGCCGTTCTTTTTGATGCTATCGGGAATCTTTGCGGCAAGGCCATCAACGCTCATTTCCATAGAGGCTTTGATTACCTCGTCGACGGCCTGCGGCTTATAGCCGGAGTTCTTTGTAAAATCTTCCGTGCGTGGGATAGCCGCCTTAATTTCTTCAATGCGCTTTTCAACGATCTTACGGTCTGCATCCGGCAACGTTTCAAGCATCTTCGAAAAGTCGCGGCTTTCTATGTCCTTCATAAGCGTAAGCAAATCCATGTCGCCGAAGAATTCTTTATTGAATTCGCTTGTACGCATAGTTACAACGTCGGCCCCGCTCCCGGTTTCCCAATCTGCCTTTCGTGCGCCCTGCGCCCGGAACCCCAAAGCCGCTCCGTTGTCGATTCTCCAAATATTGCCCTTTGCATCAACCTTAATATTGCCTCTGTCCATACCAACAAGATCGCGGTTTCCGAGAACAACGTCGATGGCGAAATCCTTTTGAAGCTTCTTTTTCATTTCCTCGCGTTCGGACAAACTTGCATTGCTCCACCAATCGCCGAGGTCTTGACCTTCGACAAAGCGCGTGAGTTTTACCGGGCCGTCCGGCGTTTCGATGATCTTTCCATCGGGAACCATTATCCCCAATGCGCGGTATGCGTTATCAACGGCGAATTCATTCCGAAGATGTGCTTCCTGTTCTCCGCCTGCAGTTCCACCTCGTTTCATTACGAAACGATTTCCATCCTTGTCTTCAAACAGCTTCGCGTGCGTACTGCCGCCGAGGCTTTTCACGAAAGTAAGATCATCCATACTTTCCGGGAAAACATCGACTTTCGGCAGATTCCAGTTCGGAACGACAGAATAGCTGTGAGTGCAATTCGGATGAAATACGCCTGCGGCTTCAAGGTCTGCCTTAGTCGGATAGCCCGGCGTTGCCCCCGTAAGCGAAAAAACTGTTCCCTCATATTGGGCGCAAGCGTCGCAAGTGTGCGCCCCGCCATAATCAAGCTGGACAAGATCGTAGCCCTCGTCGGCGCACTTCTGATCGTATGACGCACGGGCGGCATTCATTAGCTCGGTTCGCGCCAGCATCTTAAAATACGTTTCATTTGTCCATTGCGCCCCATTGGCGGCAGTAAACTTGAAGCCCGGTATCTCTTGCGCCCTCGCCAAAAAGTCGCGTGTAACCTCGCCTCTTGATGCTCCTGTAAGCGAACTTGTCCGAAGAACGTCAGCAGATAATGACCGCAAGGCGCGGATATGCTCAAAGGACATTTTCGTCGTTCGCATGGCGATTTCCTCGAACGAGGATTCCATGTAGTTCTTGACAAGGCGCGTGTCCGGTTTTCCGAGTATGGCGTTTCGCCGCCCGGCCTCCTTCACGTCCTTATATGCCTTGTCGTAAAACTGTTGCATATTCTCCGTAAGCCCTTTTTTGAAGCTTTTCCCGATTTCAACCCCCATATCCTTGTAGATCGCCTTGATGCTCTTTTCAAGGTCTACAAGGAAATGACCCGACCACGCGGAATCGGGATGCTTTTGGTAGTGGTTGAGAACCTTCTGTTGCATCTTGGCTATTGCCGAGTTGCAAGCCTCCCCGACCTTAATCATGGTCTGAGTAACAGGCTTCGGAATTTTGTTTGCCATAGTTTCAGCCTCTATTGAAGCGGATTCCGAGGATTTTTGCGCGTTTTAGTTCGGCCTTGGCCTGTTCGAGGTAAGCAAGCGCGCGCGGGGAAAGGATGCCGTCCGTACTCGAAACGAGGCTCGAATATGATATAGAAAGACCATCCACGCTTTCGGAGGCTTTCTGCTGTCCGGTTGTCTGCTCGCCGTAATGCCGAAGCAGATAAACAGCCTGTTCTGCAATCGCGTAAATGATGTTGGTTTGATCGTAAGAAACGTCTTCCGGTTTTACCCCGGGCAGGCGCGCGAAAATATCCCCGCAAGCGGTATTGAAAGCCGCTTTCTGCTTCGCTTCCTGTTCCATCCAGTAATCAGCATCAAGCCCCTGCGAAATAACGGCAGAAACGGCGGTAAAGAGATCAAAGACCGTTTCTATTGTTTCGCCGTGTTCTTCTTCGCCGCCATGTTCTGGTTCGGTTTCTTCTCCGGTTTCATCCCCTGTAGTCGGTTCGGTCGGTTCGGTGGTTTCCCCGGTTTCCGGTTCTTCCGTGTTCGTGTTTTCTTCGTTCTCAACGGGAACTGTGGTTTCGTCGTCCGGCATAGTTTAGCCCTCCGCAAATTGTTTCAGAGCGTTGTATTCGGCCCAGCTCGTCGGCTGATACCAGCCAACGTAGTACGAACGCCCCAGCTGTTCACACCATCCGGCAGACGGGAAATTCAACGCCGGGATAATTTCGGGTTCCATTTCATGTTCCGGTTCTGCCTGAGCCGATTCGGCATCTTGCATTTCCAATGCATCCGGTTTCTGCACGACATACTCCGGGTGCAGTTCTGCATATTTCGCCTCAAGCTCGGCCTTTGACAGCTTCGTCATGGGCGGCAAATCCACACCCTCGGATGTCAGGATGGTATAAATTCTGTTCTTGGTCATGTTTATTCCCCCGCTTGTGGTTAAAAAATGGGGAGCGGGCGTTGCCGCCACGCCCCCCAAACGGTAGCGAATCCTGTCTTGGTTCAGGAATTAGCTCGCGGACGCAGTCTTGTAGATGCGTTCGGTCGGGCCGCCAGTAATGCCAGTGACGAGCAGATGATCCTGCCCGACACCTTCGATGGCGAATCCGAGCGAACCCTGCAGGGACTTGCGCATTTCGCGGCTGGACTTCTGCGGTTCGTCGACGAGGCGGAGGCCGTCGTTTTCGAGCCAGTTCTTCTTGCAAGACGCCATCGTGACGATTGCCAGCGAGTTCGTAGGCATATCGGCATCAACACGGACGTTCAGAAGCGCGCCTTCGTAGTCGACCTTGGAAACGTACTGGCCGCCAGCGGTGTGATCGCCAGTGGTGGTGTTGAAGGTCAGGCTGGTATTCGCGAACGGCATATTGTTGATGTAGGTCTTGACGGTCGGGTTGACCCAAATGGTATCCGGGTTGCCGCCCTTGTCGAAAATCTGCTTCAGGGCCGCCATGAGCTTTGCCTGCGTGAGGTCGCCGCTGGCGTTGTAGGTCAGGGTTGAACGGGTGCCGCTGTTGGTGTCGGTGAGCTGGGCGAGAAGGCCAGCGGACATATAGCGGGTCGTGGAACCGACCTGTTTCATCTTCACGCCGTGGATAGCCATGCGGGCGAGCATTTCGGCGGCGCGGATTTCGGCCTCGCGGACGAGAACGATGCTGGCGTTCTGCTCGGTGTAGCCCTTGGTGAGCATCTCACTGTGCTTCGTCCAGTCGATGGTCTCGAAGATGGTCTGAACGAAATTCTGATAGTTGGCCGTCTTTTCGTTCACGGATTCGACGTTCTTGAGGTCTTCGTCCTCTCCGGCGAAACCGATCACGGAGTAAGCCGCACCAGCGGTATGCGCGGCGGCGGTAGTGCCACCAGCACCACGGGCGAGAACGTCGATAGTGTTGTTGGAACGGTCAACGGACTTGACGATCACGACCTCGTCGCCGACTTTCAGGACGTGGCCGACAGTAAGCCCCTTCACGGCATCAGCCGTCATGGAAAGCCCTGTGGTCGCACTGTTAGTCCAGTTGGACGCGCCGATCACGCCGTCACGGGATGTCTTGGAGCGGTTGTAGACATCGAACGCCTTGGCGGTCAGGGATTCCTGATTCGCACCCATAGCCTGATAGAACTGGCCGACCCACGGGCCGAGGTTGATGGCCTTGGCGACGGCATAGATGACAGGGTCGCGCATAGCCACAGGGTCGGAAAACTCAGTAAAAAGACCGAATTCAAAAGCCATTTTTTCACCTCATTTAGAGTTGTTTGCCGCATTTTCAGCGGCGGTTTGATCTTGTGAGAGCTTGATGAATTCTGCGGCCTCGGCGTTTGTAAACTCGGGCTTTTTGCGCAGTTCATCAAGGCGGGCAAGGTTGACTGCATTTCCACCATTTCCATTCTGATTGTCACCCCCGGTTCCAGTACCGGGCTTCGCGGCTGATTCAAACAACTCAGGCGATGCTTTTTCAAGATCACCGAAGAACTTTCCGACTGCGTCCTCATCGTTGAGGTCGATTCCTGCGCCTTTCAGCTTGAAATCGAGGTAGTCGGCATTTTTGAATCTGCGCGCGGTTGCAAGCTCATGGATTTTCGCGCCTCTTTCGAGGGCGGCGGCTTTTTCCTTCGCCTCGTTGCCAGCTTTTGTAAGATCATCGACCTGCTTGCGGAGCTTTGCGATTTCCTTTTCGGATGCGGCCTTGGCTTTTTCGGCCTCGGTCATACCCTGTGTTTCCAGCTCTTCGAGTTTGGTTTTCAGTTCTTCAAGCTGTTCTTCGAGCTTGCTTCGGGAATCCTCGGCGGCCTTGCGCTTTTCAATCTCCTTGTCGAGCCTGTCCTTCGGGATGCGTCCATCCTCTTTCGGCGGCTCGTAGCTCTTGAGATAGTCCAGCTCTTCGGCTGTCAATTCTTCCTTTGCGACGACTTTTTTCAGGATTTCTTGGATTGTCATGCGGTTTCCTTGGGTTTTTGGGTGATAGTTACAGCTTTTTACGCCCCTGCGGGCGGTATCACTTCAAAATTGCTTTATTCGTCAACATGGAACAGCCCGTTTCTGCACATATCGGCGAAACGAGGTTCGCGAAGACGGAATTTTTCGATAAGTTCGTCCGGGCTGATTCTTTCCCGGTATGTCATAAGATCGTTTCCATGTCGGTCAGTAATGGAAACGATGATTTCGGGCGATCCAATGCGGCACGAAATAGCCGAGTAGACAGCCGGGAATTCCGGGTTTTCCTTGACGTACGATAGAGCCTTTTCGCGGGCCAGCAGATTAAGGCAAAGGTCGGCCTTTGTTCCGTCCTTCGTCCACGGACTTCCACCGCCGATTCTGCAGTTGCCGCCGTAAAAATCGACCGCAAGTTTGCGCCCGGTCGTTCCGCAGTCTCCTTTCGGGCCGTGCTTCACATATTTTCCAGTGCCGTTGACGTAGATTTTATACTCGCGGTTGCCATTACAGCAATAAGAAACGGCGTTCCAAATATCGGATTCGAAATGGCGGTGGTTCATCGGAATTGCGACAACGATTTCGTCAATCCGGTTGTCGTTCATGGTAACTTGAGTTTTGATGTCAAGTCCGGCATACCGGGAATCGTAGAGGTGTTTCCCGATCTTCCGGGCAAGCCACCAGTCCTTCGGCATATATCCGGTATCCGGTGTGTTCGTCGCCATGCCGAAGAAGATTCCCTGATCTCCAAAGCCGCCAGCATTAACGCCCTGTGCGATGTCGGGCGACTGCTGGCTAATGTGCTGGGCCACCTGCATTTCAGGCCCGCAAATCGCGTTCTCGCGGCCCCAAAAGTTCATGTATTGGTAGGTATAGCCGATTTCGTTCACAGCGGCGCGGACGAACATCGCGATTTCGCTTTCGCTAAATTCGGCCTTGCTGGTGATCTCGCCGCCGAGCGTCACAAAGTGATCTTTAATCTGCACTTCAAGCGCGTACCGGGTAAGCGGGTCTTGTTCGAGATAGCGGTCGAGGATGTAGCACGAAATGTAGTCGGCGATTTTGTCAGGGTGTCCGAGCGATACCCATTCACTCGTTGTTATCATTTTCCCCTTCTTCTCCTTGTGTTTGGTTGTTCATTTCTTCTTGCATTTTACGCATCATTTCTGCCTGTTCTTTTTTGTCTTGGCCTGGCGTGGATGCGTCGATGTCCTTGGTGATTTGTTCGACGGAATCAGCGGGGAGCTGGCGCAGGCGGTTCAGCATGGAAAGCGCGGTTTTTTCGATCTCCCGCTGGAACTGGTCGTTTTCTTGGCAGAAACCGGAAAGCTGAAGCAGGGTTGCCACGGACTGGCTGAGGTCGAGGATGGCGAAGTTGCGGTTATATGAAACGGTAGGAACCTTGATAGCCGGGTTCCAAAGGTTCAGGATTTCCCACGCCATAACCTCGGTTTGTTCGAGGATGTCAGCGCGGGTTTCCATATACGCCTCCACGTTCTGATAATCCCATGCTTTACTTTCCGCACTTTCCACCATTTTCGTATCTTTACTGGCGGCAAGGCCGACCACGGAATAAAGCTCGCGTTTCAGCGCGTCAACCTCGTTGCGGATAGTCTGCGTTTCCGTTCCGGCAGGCTGGATGTACCGGGAGCATCCTTTCGCCTCTGCGCTTTCAAATAGCGCGGCAGAGCGGGCGAGGGTATAAGACAGCGGCTCCGAAGGTTTCCCCTCGTCATTAGCGCCGGACGGGCCGTTATCATCGGTTTCCTTTAACTGGCGCACAGTATCAAGGAAATCCTCCGGGATAACCAAAAGCCCGAACATCTGCTTGAGGCAGTTCATCTGCGCTTCGGAATTCGCGTTCAAGATCGCGTCCGAAATACGCACCACATCCTCGAACCAGTGGTTTTCCCCGATGCCGTAACCGTCCACCTCGACGTGCCGGACAAACGGAACCATGCCGACCGGGTTCGGAACAACGGCGGTCTTGCTTTCGCCGCTGGTCATGTTCTTTGAAACGATCACGATGTTTTCGCGCGTCCAAAGTTTGCGGATTTCGATTTTCGTCTCGTTTGCAAACGGGTTTGAGTTGTCGATTCTCGTTTCGGCGGTCAGAACCCAATCAAGTTTTCCGTCTGCGCCATAATGCCAATCAGGCACGGCAAGCGGGGAGAGTGCTACACAATACGGGCGCAGGCGTTCCCTCTGCTCATCGGCCTTTGTAGGCGCGCCATCGAACGCCGGGGCATCAACGCACAGCCACGCACAGCCGCAAATATTGAGATACGTCGAAAACTGGCGCATAACCTCATCAACGCGAAGCCCGGTGCGGGAAAAGTCCTCGACGTATTCCGCAGAAGCCCCTTCGCGGCTTGGCCGCTTTGCAAGGACGTACTGCGTAATCAGAGTTGCAACACGGCGCGGGTAATTGACATAACACGCTCTTTTCAGGCGTTCGGCATATTCGGGCGGGATTTCGTTTGTGTGCTGAATTAGCGCGGTTTTGACGTATGTGGCCCCACCGCCGTATGCGTCTAATGAACGCCGCCATTTTGCCTCGTTGGCGCGATAAAAAACGTTCTTCCGATCAAACAGAACGTATGTGTTCAGGTTGTTTGCATCAATCGGCATAATGAACCCCCGGGTTGGTTATCGTTACCAACGCCGAGGGTGTCAACAATAAATAGAAAATAGATCAGCGGCCTGTCGAACCGTAAGAACCTTCTCCTCGTTCGGTTTTGGAAAGCTCTTCGGCCTCATCAAACTCGATTGTCGGAACGGGCATAATAATCAGCTGTGCAATACGATCTTCGGGCTTGTATGGCGGGTTTCCGAAGTTGTAGAAACACGCCGTAATTTCCCCGCGATAATCGCTGTCGATCACACCAACGGAGTTTGACATCCACGCGCCTTTCTTTGCAACGCCGGAGCGCGGGAAGATAAAACCGACATATCCGGGCGGCAGTTCTATTGCAATTCCCGTGTGGTATTTGTAGCACGTCGGCGTGTCTTCCAGAGCAACGGCGGTAAGATCATAGCCGAGAGAACCGGGCGTTGCTCTTGTAGGAATAACGGCGCGAGGGTGTCTCTTTTGGAAACGGACTTTCATTTTTTTCCTTTCGTAGTTTGTTTTGTGGTTGTCCGGTTTGCCTTGCCCGTAAACATGGCGGTATGACATTCATGTTTTTTTCACCTCTTTATTCAGTTTCGATTGAATGTAATCGTATTGCTCCTTGAGCAAGGTGTAAGCGCATTTTGTTGCTTCCCTCGGTTCAAGAGGACAGTCGGAACATGAATGCCTTCCGCACAGCATGGCGAGAAAATTGATTGAAGATTCAACATAAAAGAAAAGCTCGAAACGCTGAGCTTGCTTACGGTATTCTTCCAATACCTTTTGTGTTTCTTCCTCGTTCATACCCCATCCCTCACTTTCTTCATGAGGTCAAGCCATTTCAACGCCTTGCATTTCCATGACGAAGCCCAAGAACAATACATCTTTGGGCAGTCAAAGTCTGCCGCTTGACAGTAACTTTTCGCCGCCTCCATGAGCGCGTCATAGAGTTCCGGCAAATATTGAACTTTATCACGTCTTACGAAGTTTTCTTCGCATCCTTTCCAATTCGGATCGGGGATGTAAGTCTTTCCGTCGAATTCTTTTATATGATGTCCGTCCTTCGTGCAGAACCACCATTTTAATCCGAGTTCAAGACGAGCGCAGTCTTTGCAACGATTCGTCATTCCCCGTCCCTCACTTTCTCCACGGCTTGTGGTTCGTTTTTATGTTCAATGTCGTACAACGCTTTATGGTATCCGATCAGACCGGCTCCTAATAGACAAGCGACAAGAAACAGTCCAACTCCAAAAGCACCGATCTCATGCGGAATATAGATGTCTTTTTCAGAAAGAACAATATCTAAAGCCGCAATAGTAAATCCAACGCTTCCAAGTATAAGGATCGCATATATCATTCCCCTTCCCTCACTTTCTCGATCAGATCCAGCGGAACGATCGTTTTCGTGTTTTCGTCGTATCCGGCGCGATACCATCCGTCAATGCCCTTGATACAGCCAATGACCGTGATGTTATGCGCGGTGGCCTTCGGTTCAATCCTCTTTGCTTCATCGTCGCGGTAAGTAAAGCGGTTTTCTTGCTCCAAATATTCGGTAGCCCTGTCAAGCCAATCCATCTTGCCGTTCCTTTCTCCGGTTTCTGCGCCGCCTTTCAAGCTCGGCGCGTCTGAATTCCGGGTCGGTTGCATAGCGTTTGCGATAACGGCGGTTTTGTTCCGGGCCGTTCTTTTGCATCCATAGCGAATAGCACGTTTGGAGCCACTCGCGATTTTCGGCGCGATACCTCTTCATGTATGCGGCACGTTCTTCGGCGGTCATTTGTAAAACCTCTCCCGCATTTTTATCAGCTCGTTTCTGACAAGTTCCGTATTGAGTGTTCCGATGGCGAAAACGTAGTCATTTAGAACGTCTGCGTCTTCGCGTGTCATCGGGTCGCTATCGCCAATGTCGATAAGATCAAACAAGATCGCCGCAAGCGCATATGCGGCGTTTTTCTCGGTAATCGGCTTCATTCCTCTTCCTCCTTGCTATGCCGGGCGATCTTGTAGTCTTCCCACGCGCAGTCGTCGAAATCGGGCTTGTCGGTTGTAGGATAGATGTTGATTTCGTGGGCGGCCTGCATGAAGCCAGCAAACTCGGCGAGGTGATCTATCTCTTTTTCAAGTTCAGGCATCGTGGTTTTCCTTCGTGGTTTTGTGGAGATTCTTTGTCGCGCGCCGGATAAGGTAGCGCACGACTTCGGAACGGTTGCGGAGGCAGTGGGCCTCCGCAAGCATATCAAGCGCCGTCAGATCGCGTTCTGCGACTGTGAACGAGGCGTGGACGGTGTGGTATTCTTCCCGGTTCATTCAAGTGTCCTTTTCATGGTTTCGAGTTCGATAAGCCTGTCGAAAACCTTTTTCATTTCGGTTTCGATGGCATCCTTTTTGGTGAGAAAGATCGCCGTGCGCGGGAAAACGCCCAGCCTTCGAGGTGGTAGCCTTGCGCCGGGATGTATTCCGCATAAGCGCGTTCGAGTTTTCCGTTAATCCATGCGTAAACGGTGGTATTCTTCGGAAGGATTCTCATGTTTGCTCCTTGTGGTGTTAGCGGTAAATAACCCCTAATGAAGAAAGAATGAAGAACTTAACGTGGTCGCGGATTTGATCGGCTGTGATTTTTGCGCTTGCCCAATCTTCGGCCCCAAGCCCAACGATAATTCCGTTTCCGAGGATTTTATACGGCCCAAGTAAAAAGCCGCCTTCAAGATCGCCACGCAAAACGGATTCTTCGTCTACAACAAGGTCGTGCTGGTCGTCATACGGAACAGCCTGTACCATGTTGCATCCGTTCCCGATTTTTTCGTAGAATTCTCCGAGCCAGCAACGCCCGGAGAAGTTGATTTCGATGTCTTCGACCTTGCGGCGGTCTGCGTCGATGAAAACAGCTTTCATGTTCAGGCCTCCTTGCTTTCAATCTCGTTGATAAACGCTTCGAGGTCGTGCCACTTGTTCGGGCCGTATTCCTGTTTAAGATACGGGGAGTAAACGTACCACTTTCCGTCCGTGTCGTAGAGGTAGATAAATTCGGCCCAGCTTTCTTTCATGCTTGCGGCATAAGCCTCGACGGAATCGAAAAGCATGTCGCTGAACTCTTCGCCCCGGTCGCGGTGGTAGGCAACGGTAACGTCTTCCTCCGGGTCTTCGAACGAATGCCCGTGCTGGTCGTGCGGGTAGAGATACTTTCCAAGCAAGGAAAGCGAGCCAAGTTCAAGCAGAGATTCGACCCGTTCCTTGTTGGTGTAGTACTTGCGGAGCGTGTTTCCAACGCCGCCCCCTTCGGGGTAGCCGTCCCAGTGGCAGTAGATCGCCTTAACGCGACCATCAGCGAGTTTCATTCCGATGTTCGAGCGTGTACTCATGGTTGTTGTTCTCCTTGTGGTTTTTGTTGTTTTTGCTGCTTTTAATGCCGGGAATGTCGATCAGGTAAGTTTCATGTTCGAAAAGGTCTTCGTCGTGGTTCGGGCAGTAGTATTTATAACCGATAACCTCGGATTTATTTACTGCCGTTCCGCATCTGCGGCAAACTCGGAGCTTCATTCGTCTTCCTCCTCGTCTTCGTTGTCGTAAGGTTCAGCGGAATCAAACCAGTAGCCCCCCGGCCCGGAGCACGCCCACGCGATGCGGGCGTTGGAGCGGCGGCGTTTCCAGTTTTCTTCCTCGTTCATTTCACGGTAGAATTCCTCGTCGGCTTCGCTTCTCATTTCTGCTCCTCCTTCTTGAACTCATCGCCAACAAGCATGGCGATAAAAAGGACGGTGAAGAATGCCGGGATTCCGATAACGGCGGCGGTGATGATGGTTTCGGTCATGTTCGGTGTCTCCTTGTGGGGTGTGGTTGTTAGATGATGCCAAGTTCCTTGGCGTTTGCTTTGAATGCTTCGTACTCTTCGAAGAACGCGAGGCGCATTTCTTTGACGAGCTTTTCCGGGGCAAATGCGGCCCGCAGGCGCAAAATGTTGTTTTCACGCCCGACCTTGATGTTCGTGTTTTCAAGGTTCTTGATGATCGCGTTCGCGTCCGTGAGCTGGGCCTGCAAGTCTTGCGCGTTCTTGCTGGCAGAGGCGACCTGTTTTGCAAGGCTGTAAATCTTCGCGTGTTGCTCGGAGATGAACTTGCAGAGTTCGCGGTTCTTGCTCCAAAACTTGCAGAACGATTCCTTGTCCTTGACGATCTTGTCCGGCAGATTCATGTATGCAGGCTCGATTTCGTACTTGTACTGGTCGGGGGAAATGTCGTTGTAGCTTTCGCCGCTAATGTGGATGAATTCATCGTAGTTCATGCTCAGGCCTCCTTGTTGTTCAGGTAGAATTCGACCGCGTCCGAGAACGTATCGAACACGTCGGTGTAGATGTCGCGGTTCCATTCCTGAACGAAGGAATCAACCGTGCTGTCGTCGCAGGCGAACGGATGGGAAATCTTGGTCGCCCCGTTGTCGTAAAAACTGCTGGTAACGGCGAACTTCATTTTAACGCTCCTTGTGGTGTGGTTGTTGGTTTCGGTTTGCCGGGTTTTTCTCGTTCGTATGCTACAAATATAGCATAAAATTTGTTAAATGCCAGTCTAAATCACAAGAATTCGGTAAATTTTTCCGAAAAAATTCGATTTTTCTCGGATTCTCTGCTTTTTTCAGGCAATGAAACCGGAACCACGCTTCGAAGAAAGTTCCGTTATAGCCCAAACCAGCGCATCCATGCGGTCGGGCGACTTTTCGGTGTCGCGGCCTTGGTACGTCCGCATTTGATCTTCGAGCATACCGAACCGCCCGACGTGATGCACGAGGCCGCGCTCGTACAAGGCGGCAACGGGTTCGGCCCGCACAAGTTTGCCTCGGCTGGCGTGTACGGATTTATAGGGTATGCGCCCCCCAAAACCTTTTAACAGCACCTCGACAAGATCGCCGCCGTTATTATCCTCGGCAATCACTCTGTCGCAGTTGAATTCACGGTATGCGTTCACGACTGCCGCCCCCCACGTTTGGGGTGAAGCGTGCTTAGAACGGTCGGCCAAAATGAAATAGTGCGCCTCGCCGTGAATACGCTTAATCCCGGCGACAACGATTCCGGTTTCGTCGCTATCGTCTGCCGAGGTAACGGCAGGGTCGACAGCTACAACGATACGGTCAAGGTCAGGCGGGGCTGAGGCAACACGGTGCGCCTCGATCATTTCCTCCGTCCATAGCGCCCCTTCCATATCGCCCTGCCAAAAGCCGAGGAACTTGTTTCTGTACTTGGCGGGGTTGTTGATACGGCACTCCTCGGCCAGCTTCAAAAAACCTTCGTCAAGGTGCGCGAGGTTTTCGGTATAGCAGGTGTGGATATAGCATGTATCCCCGGCGACCCCGTTAAAGTCGTCGGGAACCCCACGCTCCTTAAAAAATCTGCGGTAAATCCAATGCTTCTTGTCCGTAGGGTTCAAGCTCAGTATGACACGGTTCCGAACCCCAATATCACGCATGGTATAATCTATGCGATCAAATGCATCTTCGTCCACAAGCTCCTGGGCCTCGTCTACGAGGACAAGCCCAACGTGTGTGATGGATTTCAGGTTTGCCTCGTTGCTCCCTTGCGAGCTTTTGATGCCCTTAAAATAAATGCGCCAGTTTGTTCCGGCCTTCTTGATGCTCGTTTTTAGCTTGGTGAAGCGGCTTTCCATGCCCATTAGCTGTATCTTATCCCAAAACTCCGGGATGATGCTTATTTCAGCGGAAACAAGCGTTTGCCGGAGGTACAGCGTATTGTAATCGGCCTTGGCTTGTTCCGTAGCGACAGCGAGGCTTTGCGCAAAAGATTTCCCGCTTCCTCTGCCGCCCGTCATAAGGAAATAGCGGCAAGGAAGGTCGAGGCGAAACAGAGGCTTGTATTTCGGGTTAAGCCTGATCTCGCGTCTCTCGCTCGGTGTCGTCGTGTTTCTGCTCATCTTCGAAAACGATAATCGGTTGGATTAGTCCGTTTGAATTAAGCTGGATTTCCCGCTGTTGCCCCCAGCCACGGTTTGCGCCCCGGCGTTCGAGGAAGAAGCTAATCGCCTTGAAATCGCCCTGCTGGATAAGTTGCATGAGCTTATTTTCGGCAAAGTCGATGCCATGGTTTAGTTCCTCGTCCATAGCCTGCTGAATCTCCGGCCACTGCTGGCGGTAACGCAAGAAGGCCGAACGGCTAATATTGAGCTTGCGGTAGACGTTCGCGTTAATACCGAGGCTCCCCGGTATGGCTTCAAGAACCTGTTGTTTCGTCATGCGTTGTTTTCTGCCCATTACTCGTCGCCTCCTTCTTCAAGGTCTGCAACCTCAACTTGTGGGAATGCGTTTTTGATGTTCTTCGGGTCGCCCTTGAAATACACCAAAACCTCTTGATGCAGGCGAACCACTTTTCTAAAATCCATCATTCTTCCAGCTCGAACAGGAGCGCTGGAAATAGCCTGTTTATAGATGATTTCGTTGTAAAGGATAAGCCCGTTTCGCTCCATGATTTTTGTAATGTCGGAGCAAATATCGTAGTAGCCGCCCTTCTTGCCGCCCCTGACGTTCGACATTACCACTACGGCAAAGCGATCATCTTTCAGGGCCGACAAAGCCCCGGTAAGGCCGTTATCGAGGATGCGTAAAAAGTCGGCGTAGTTCTTTTGATTGCTTGCGTCGTTGGGAAGGTTGCTGTAATGTTCAAGGTCGAAATACGGCGGGCAAGAGAAAACCATGTCGGCACTGTTGGGCTGAACGTACTTTGCGATATTCTGCCCGTCGTCGCAAATATACTTTACCTTCGGGAATTCGGCGACCATCTTGTTGTTTAGCTCGGCCTGCTCGGCGCGGATTTCCATTCCGGTAAAGCTATGTCCGAGGAATCCGGCAACGTAACCGAAAATGCCGCCTGCAAACGGGTCGCACACGGCGCAGTTATCACCGGGAAGAAACCAATGCGCGATAAGCTCTGCAAGCACGGGGTCGAAGATGGAAACCGTATTCAGCGTATCAAGATTTTTGTATTTGTCACTTTTTACAATCGAACCCATTCCGAGAACGTCTTCCCTGCTTTCCCCCATAGTTCCGCTTATTCCTATCAAAGATTTCCATGCTCTTTTTCTCTCTTGCCACGGGCCGCAAGCGGCATCTAAAACCGAAAACGGAGGAAGAACAAAACGGTCGGCAAGTTTGGCTCTTGCCGCAGAGCCGTCGCCACTGCCACCGAGGCTAATGTCCGGCACGATAATATCCCACTCTTGTAACTGCTCGTCCGTCCAGTCTTCCCGCATAACTTCGTAATCCCACGTCGACTGGTCGGAGGTGGCGTTATCGGCCAATGCAAGCGCTTTCCGGCGCGGGTCGTCGGGGGAAAGGTCTTTCCGTACCACAACAACCAGCTCGTCGCCTTCCGTTTCGACAATCCGCTTTTTGATGCCGAGCTTTTCGGCCTGTTCCAAAACACCGCTCCCGGCGATACTGGCCCCCGTCTTGTCAACGACGATGGAACGCCCGGCCCCGCACTCCGACGAGCTTTTTGCGATCAGCTCTTTGTTCCGGGCAGGGTGCAGGCGGTAGTTCTTTGGGTCGACACGGAGTTTGAAATCCTTATCGGGCGCGGGTGCAGGCGTGGGCGTGGGTGGGGGTGCTTGCGTTTTTTGCCCCTTTTTTGTATTCTTATTTTCCGAAATACCGCCTTCTTCGGCATAGCTTTCGACGTAGTTCCCTATTTTTCTAGGCATATTATAAAGTTCTCCTATTTATTAAAAAGTATCTTCTTCATAGTTAGATTGTGGAACGTCAGACGGCGGGTATTTATGTCCGTTATAAGACGGTGTCGCGTTTTCGGCGGGTTTCTCGGCCTTTTGTGGCTTTTCAAGGAAATTAATCGATTCCGTAACGAGTTTTATAAGGTTTCTTTTCTCGCCGTTTTTCGTCGTCCAGCTTTCCTGACGGAGATAACCGGATATCAGAACGGAAGAACCTTTCGAAAGATACCGGGAAACGGTTTCGGCCTGTTTGCCGAAGGTAACGCAAGTCATAAAGAGATTTTCGACGTTGTTTCCGAAACGGCGGTTGACGGCGACGATGTACTCGGCAACGGAGGTGGAGGTTTTACCGTTCGTGTACCGAAGCTCCGGGTCTGCCGTAAGTCGTCCAGCGATAATTGTTTGGTTGAAATCAGCCATTAAAATTTGAACTCCATTTGGGATTGTGGTTGTTTTTCGGAGGTTTGTTTTTGTTGGGTTCTTCGTCCGGCGATAGTATGCCGGAGGTCGGGGTTTGAAAGGTTGGCGCAACGGTAGAGGACGGAACGAAGCAGAAAGCCGAGTTCGGGATGCGCGGCACAGCAATCGAGGAGCTTGCGGTGTATGGCCTCGCGGGAAACGTTGAAAGCGCGGGCAATCTCTGCGGCGCTGTGGCAATCTTCACGCATGGCACACAGGACGATGGATAGCGAGTAATCATCGACGCCGCGAAAAAGGAATTCAAGCAGATTGACGATCTCCCGGTATGTAAACGTGATCTCCGGGTCGGATGCGGGTTCGCGGGTTTCTTTGTCGGGTATGTTTGCGACTTCTTCGGAAAACTGGACGGCTTCAAATGAAACGTGATGCCCTTTTGATGAACGTTCCCCGTGCGGTTCGGGGTCGGGGTTTGCAACGTACCAACAGCACGAATCAAGATAAACGCAGTCTTCGCAGGCGGGCAATTTGCCGCATGACGAAGCTTTGCCATAGCATGTGGGGCAATCTTCATAATCGTTGTCGGTGTGGTTGTTCAAGGGTAAGGGCCTCGGCGTTCCTTGTCAGATTTATAAGATTACTATAAAATAGACGCTAATTCAGTAAATTCAAGAGTATTTCTTGTATTTTTCAGAGAAAATCTTGTATTTTTCTATGTTTTGGGCAAAAAAAGGCCGCCCCCGGTGTGGAAGGCGGCTAAAAAAGGAGAACAGAAGGTTTTATAGATGCCGACTGACAGACGCTATTTGGTACGGGTATAGCGTAAACAATTCAAGGATGCACGGGCATTCCGTAAGCATGGACTTAATGGCTTCTTGCTTTTCCGGTTCCTGTTCATGAAACCAGTGATACATTAGGATGTTCATGTCAAAAAGGAACTCGGTCATGTCGTATTCAGGATCGTTTTTCATTCTTCGGCCCTTTCTCGCAAGATTGAAGGTGAAATAGTGCTGTAGAACGTGAAAACAACTTCGCCTCGTTTATTCTTGATTTCAGTTTTGGAAAACACGGCGACATACGGGTCTTATGTTTCTGCGTTTACCTTGATTCGGTAGTTGTACTTTTCCAAAAGGTCAGCCAGTTCGAACAGAAAGTTTTTTTTCTTGGTTTTCATTTCGTTTTTCTCGCTTTCTTTAGCAGTTTCCACCATTTCAGGCAGAAGCACGTTTTTGATTTTTTGGGGCAACCGTGTTCGATGAACCAGTCCGAATTGGGAACGTATTCGGTTATGCAGGTCAGCGAAACACAGTTATGGCAGAATTCATACGCCGCCTCATGCAAGGCGGCATAGAGTTCCGGGGCATATTTTTCGGTCATTCCTCATCCTCGCTTTCTTCTTCGTCTTTGGACGTTTCATATTCTTCTTTCACAGGCGTGATAGTAGCCGTGCATTTTTCGAGTTTCCATATCTGCGTTTCAATGAAACCTCTCGCACAAAGACCCCACATATCGGAATAAGTGCCGACATCATCGTTTAATATGTTTAGAGGGCAGGCCTCACAATCTCCGTCACCGCACTTGGAAACATCCCATATATCTTGGCAGAAATTCTTTTCCCAGTACTTGTTCATTTTCCGTAGGAAGATAAGTGCATCGGTAAGCATTTTTACGGTCATTTCTCCACCTCGTCCAAATCCATTAGCGGTTCGCGCGGCGAAATAATTGCTTTGCGGAATCCGATGTCAAGCATAACGCGCGCGATGTGATATGCCTTGCGGAGCGAGCGGCGGTTGCCAGGTATGAAGTCTAACGCCCACAACATTTCCGGTTTTCCGTTCGGTTTGTTTATAACCATTACATGAGCCTGATCGATGATTTCAACAATCATGATGCGATCAAGGATAACTGGCGCAATACGGTTAATTCCACAAAGCCGAAAACCGATTTGTCCAACGTGTAATTTGGGGTATTTCATTCTTCGCGCTCCTTAATTCGAATTGAATCTTTCCCGTGTAAATGTTTATTAATGGAACACTCATCACAAAGTGATGATGTCATATCTTGGTCTTTGCATAAATCGCCCGGGTATTTCTTTTCGCTCATTCGTTACCTATGTCGTTTGTGGTTAATGTTAGAAAAATCAATACCTTTTCTCACTTCGGGTTTGATCTTGTCGATTTCATTTTTGAGTTCGTCAAGGCTCGGAGCGGGTTTCGGTTCTCCGATTTCGTCTTCTGCGGCTTTTCCAACGAGGTAAGCGTAGATGGCATATCCGGCATTTTCTTCCGACATTCCGGCCCTTTTAAGGCTCTGATAAAGGACATACGCCTCTCTGGCCCTAACGGTCTGAAACGTTGCTTCTTCGCATCCAGCAAAGCCTTTTTCAAGAATTGAGTGGATTTTCCATGCGCAGTCGGCAAAACGATTTAATGCTTCAACAGTTTTTTGTCTTTGATCTATGGTTTCTTGTGCCATTACCCGAATTTCGGTGGCTTCATGATTAAACAGCCGCCAAACACGATCAATAAATCTGTTTGCGATACCTTGACGTTCTTTCTTGTCTTCGTATCCGGCCTCAATAAGAGCGTTATAAAGTTCTTCTCGATCAAGTCTTTCCATTTTTTTGTTCTCCTTGTGGCGTGGTTTTAGGTTGGTTCACGGAAATCCGATCACGCGAGCGAAATATGCGCGCCTTCAAATGCGGGTTCGCCGCATTCGACGGCCTCGCGCACGTCCTTCGGCGTGATTTCAAGCGCACGGAGGACGGCGATCATCACGGCCCTGTCTGCAAGTTGTTCGGGCCGGACGAGCAGGGTGATTGCCTTCGCGAGGTCTTCGTTTGAGATTTCCGTGTAGTTCATTTTGGTATTGCTCCTTGTGTTTGGTTGTTTAGTTTATCGGTATCTCGGATGATACCGACACGTCGGTTTCATCGTGGTTGAATTTGAAAAGCGCGGGTTTGAAACTTGCCCGTATCCGGCGCTTGTACGGTTCAGGATCGCTTACAAGGCCGTTTAACGCCCCCTTATAGAAGTTTCCGAGTATCCACAGCCTCGCCTTCCTTTCCCCGGCGTAAACGCCGTCAACAAGCGTGAAAAAAAGCTCCTGTGCGCTATCAGAGAGGGCGGCATCCCCTTTCTTGCCGACCAACTCGTCTATGACGATGTAATCGTACCAGCCGAGGCGTTCAAGAAATGCCTCTTCGCTGTCGCTGTTGCTTGTCTTCGCTTTCGTATATGCGGCAAAGAGCGTATGCCGGGTATAATACTTGACCTTGATATATTCTTTCGCCATCATAAGGCCGAGAACGTAGAGGGCCGACGATGTTTTCCCGGTTCCGGTCTTGCCGGAAACGATCACGGAGTTGTTCCGGTTTTCCCAAAAGAAAACTGCCGCCTGCCGCATAAACGGTTTTTGAAGCCCACGGAACTTGGACGGGAACCCTGCCTCCTCCTCGCGTTCAAGAAGGCTATCGGCGAGTTCTTCAAGGTATTCCCTTCGGCGCTGGTCTTCGATTTCCTTCTTTGCTTTTGCGGCGCAGATGTCGCATCGGGTCTGATTATAGGCCCGGAGCAAGATGTCGTTGAAAACATCGTGCTTTGAAAGGTCGATGTCCGTTTCGATTGTGAATGTTTTCCCGCATCCGGCGCATTCGCACGTCACGGTGTTGTTGGCGATGGTTTGAATCATGGTTCAGAACCCTTCCTCCTCGCGGTTAATTTGTGGTTGTTTGGTGTTTTCTATGATCTCGTTTTCCCAGCAACGATGGCGCAGATACCGGACGGGGTCTTTGCGATACGTCTTATCCGGCGTGGACTGGACGTAAAGCGGGACGTGCCGTTTGATTTCCTCGCGGGTCGTTTCTGGGAGCTTGTCATATAACGACCGACAAGCGCTTTTATCAACCTTTTTGTCATAAATCTTCCAAAAATCTTCGAAAGAAAGGCAAGTTTTTTTCTCGTCAGGCATCATGGAATCACCGAACAAATCGGCATTTTCGGATTTCGGGCATATATTTTTAAATATATAATCTATATCTTTATTCTTTATTCTTGATTGTTGCCCTTTTTCGGCCAATTCCGAATCCGGTGCTTTGCCCTTTGTTTGCCCTTGCTCGGAGTTATCCTGTTGATTATAAGGATGTTGACTTTGCCGTTTTTCGTACCCGTTGTTTGCCCTTTCTTTGCCCTTTGTTTGCCCTTTGTTGGGGATTGATTCGCAAAAATCAAGGTTAATTCCTTGATTGTAAACGATTTCCTGCTTGGGATTCGGTGTTGCTTGGTATGTACCCCAGTTTTTGACGTGGATAATCGTGTTTTTTTTGCTCGTTATCGTTTCTATCTCTCCCGTCATTTTCAGGCGTTCCAAAACCGTTCGCGTCTTTTTTAATGAGATTCCAATAATCTCGGAAAGGCGCGAAAGGCTCGTCACAAATTCGCCGGGATGGATTACTTGCCCGTGCCATCTTGTTTCGACGGACGAGCAAAGAAGCAATATGAAAACGTAGGCCTTGACCATTACCGGATCTTCGGCCCACTCCCAATTCAAGAGGCTTCTATATGTTTTTATCCAGCCACCTTCGGTATTCATTATTCGGCCACCAGCGTTCTCGTTGCTTTGCCCCGGGTGATGAGATCGGAAAGCTGGCTTTCGACCTGACGTTTGGTTTCGGCTTTCGTCGTCTTGATGCCCTGCGCCTTGGTTTCTGCTGTTAGCTTGTCAACCAAAAGCCCCACAATCGCCGCCACGGATACCTTGCAAGCGCCGTAAAACTCGTCCGGGGTAATTATATCCCCCACGCGGTTCATAAGCGCTGAAACGTCCTTGATTTCGCGGTTGCCGGGTTTCTCCTTCCAGTGCCACCCGCCGAGTTCCCCGTGTTCGGTAACGTAGGCCTCGACGGCCTCTTTGATCTTGCCGATGTATTTTTCAACGACCTTCGACTTGTTCCAAAGCTCCAGCAGGGTATCGGGGTTTGCAAGCGCGTCCTCGCCGGGAACGTCGACCGCTTCAAACACCCGTGCAAACGCCGGACATTTGGATTTCGCGCGGCAATACTTGCACTGTTCCCCGGCCTCTAAAACGATGGTATCGGCCTTGGCCCGCTTAATCACCTGTTCGATGTTGTACTGGATGTTGGCGGGCTTCGTAAAGCAATACTCGCTTTCGGCGTGGATTCGCGGCTGGATAATGTGGGCGTTGCATTCCGAAACGCCGTAAAGTTGCATAGCCCCGAGCGCGTATGCGGCAAGCTGTAAGTTCCGGCTGACCTCTTTAACCGGAGTGCGGCCAAACTTCCAGTCGATAATATCGACCGTTTCGACCTTGCCGGACGCGTCACGGTGCAGAACAACCACGTCTGCCGTGCCGGAGGTCAAAACCTCGCCGTCCGTGCCGTAGATTTCAAGCGGCTTTTCGTGGATGATTTCGGCCTCGCCCCATCCGATCTCGTCGAGGCGGTCTTCGCAGGCGTGAATCAATTCTTCCTGTTCGGCGGTCAGGCCGGAAAGATCGCCTGTCGCAACACGATCATGAAGCATCGTCCCCTCGTCTGCTTCTTCGGATTCCTCGCGCGGCATCCCCTGTTGCATGAACCACGAACCCGGACACGCTTTGATGCGGTCGAGGCTTGACGGCGAAAACGGGTGGTGGTAGGTCGGCGTGGTAACTAATGCGGTGGTATCTATCATTTGTTAGCTCCTTGTGGGTTCGGGCCGCCGTTATAGCGGCCCTGTCGTTTCGTTCGGATTACATCGGGAGTTCGTCCGTTTCGCCCGGTTTGACAACATCGTCGGTCTTCGCGGGCGCGGGTGCGGGCGCAGGCGCGGGAGGCGGCGCTTCAACCGGGGATTTCTTTTCCGGCGCGGCCTTCTCGGCCTGAAGCTTCGGGAAAGCCTCGTCCGGGGTAATGTCGCCGTCCTTGATCGCCGTTTTAAGTCCGGTCAAGTTCTCAAGCTCCTTTTCGTTCATCTCCTCGATGCCGTTGATGCCGAGCGCGGCAAAAACACGTTCCGGTTCGATGCCGATCTTGGCAATCCATCCTTCGGCGAGCGCGCGGCGCTTGGAAAGGCTCTTCGCGTCACCGTAAAGCACCTTGCGAACCTCGCGTTCGACGGGCGCGGCGAGCGCGCGCGGCACAACGTAGAAGATAGCATCACGCCTCGCCTTGGCGAGCGCGGCCTTCGCAACGACGATGCGCATCCGCTCGTCGTAGGGTTTGCCCCACTTGTTGATAGTCGGTTCGATGATCTCGGAGGTAGCGAGGAAATTGCTTTCGAGGTCGTGGCAAACGCCCTGCGCCTTCACGTATCGCGGGGTCTGCTCAACGATGCGGCAGGCCACGCGGAGGTTGCCGAAGCAAGCCCCGACGATCTCGGCCATGCGAACAGAAAGCCCCTCGGCGAACGTCTGATTGCCGTTCTTATCTTTTCCGACCGGGCGGCGATAAATGCAACTTTCGGCGGTTTCGTCATCCACGGTCGCGTATGCCGTGGCCTGTTTCGTGAAAACGGAAAGTTTGCGCGGATACTTTTTGGCGGTCGCGATCTGAATGTCGATGCTGGCCCGTTCTTGGGTTTCCAGCACGTTCGTGGTCGGGGTGACGATTTCAGCCGCTACGGCTTCGGCAACGACGACTTCGGCGGGTTGGTTTTTCTCGGTCATTGGTGTACTCCTTGTGTGTTGGGTTGGTTATTAATCAAAACCGCCGCCGAAATTGGCGAGGTTTTCGATCTCGGCTTTGTCGTAACGGACGTGGCGCTTGGTGTGTTTGATCGGGTGAATCAGGCCACGCTTGACCCACTTATAGAAGCTCATTTCGGAGAGCGGTTTTCCCTCGTCCCCGAGGATGGTTCGGGCTTCGTCGATCTTAATCAGTACCCGGCGCGGCTGGGGTGCGCGGCAGGCCGTAACAATACGGTCGACGGCGGCCTTGTCCGTCTCCGGGTCGGCGGCGGCGAGCATTCGGATGCTCGAAATTGTGGTTTCTAACATTTTTCGTTCCTTTCGGTTTGGTGAGGTTGATTTACTAAATTGTGATGGCGAACACTACAATATAACGCCAAAAGACCGTAAATACCAGTCGGATTCTAAAAAAAATCGCGATTTTTTCCGAAAAAAGTGTGTTTTGTACTTGCATTGGCGGTTGAGGTTCGGTAAATTGTTTTGCAACGAACTCCACCTTAAACCACCAACACAAGGAGGTAAACCATGAAAGTTGACCAACACATCGTCCGAGCGTTAAACCAGTATCTCGCCGCAAATCACACTACACAAAAAGAGCTCTCGAAACAGTTAAATATTTCGGAATCAACCATGGTGCAGTGGCAGAAGGTCGGGCGCGGAATAAATTTCGCAAACTGGGAAAAACTTTACCCGCTGATTAAACGCTATCTCCCCAAAGACCGCATCTATGTTTCCGGTACGGGCGACGAGGAGTATTCGAGCATGGCAGACGCTAAAAAGCAAGGGTTCTATGTCCCGATTGCCGTCCCCGTGATGAAGCCACTGAATTTGCTCCGGTATAACGCTATTGTCGCCATCGAACAGTTCGCGCGTTCGGAGAACCTTTCCCGCACCGAATATAACCCGAAAATAGCGGGAATCGGTGGAATTTTCGCGTATGAGCTTGACAAGCCCGGTTTGGGCATCCCGGTCGGCGCTCGCATCTTCGCAAGCTCCGAGGCAAAGCCCCGCAACAATTCTATCGTGCTTTGCACCACGGTTTCAGGAGAAATCGTGCTTGGCGTGTTCCACACTACGGGCGACACGTTCGAACTTGATATGGGCGACCGCAAGTTCAGCGGAAACCTCGTCGAGATTTGGCGAAAGTTCAGCGGAATCTTCCCCGTGATCTCGTATGAGGTTATTTGCTATTGATTCCCCGCCACAATTCGAGCAGGCGCGCGAGGTCTTCTTGCCTCGCCGTCTGCACGATGTGAAGCAACTCTGACCGGATGCCGTCGCCCGCCTCAAGTTGAGGCAAATCCAGGGCGGCGGCAACTTTTCGCGCCGTATCCTCGGAAATATGCTGGTAGTGTTCCGTCATAGCCGGGTTGGAATGCCCCATGTTGTCCTGAATCGCGGCTTGCGGCGTTCCTTCTTCCGCGTGGATTGAGGCGTATGTGTGCCGCAGGCTGTGAAAGCCGACCTCAACGGCTTTGCGGCTGTTCCCGACATCCAAGTTCGTTTCAATGCCGCACTTTTCAAAAAACGCCTGAATCTCCCTGCTGATGTTGGTTTGCTCCGAGCGCGATTTGAGATAGCGTTGAGCATAAGACGGGCAAACATACCCGGTCGGCATTTCAACGGCGGCAAGTAGCCGATAAAGCGGGCGCGGTATGCCGATAATAACCGGGTCGCGGCGGTTCTTGATTTTGCGCTGAACGCGCCGGATTACCCCGGACGACAAATCAACCTCGGCCCAGCGCAGGGTGCAACAGTCCCCAAGGCGAAGCCCCGTAAACGTGCCGACCCAAATAAGCCGTTGCATTTCGCCTTCCGAGGAAAAAAGGAGCGTAACCAGTTCTTTCCGAGATAGCGCGCGGCGGCTGTGCGTCTGCAACCTCCGCTTGGCGATCTCGGCAAACGGGTTGTCTGCGATGCGGGCCTGTTTCGCAAGGACACGAAAGAACAGCCGGAAGAATCCCACGCGTTTATTATAGGTGTTAGCGCTTATCTTTTGTTTGCCGAAGTCGGACATATACTGCCCCGCCACGGTTTCGGTAACGTCACGGATAAAACGCGCCTCCGGCGATTTGACGCGAAACCACGCGAGGAAGTCAAGCCAGTTGCTCTTGTGTTGCCGCATGGTGTCCTCCCCGCATTCCGGGCGGTTTGCGGCGCACTCAAACGCGCCCCACGCATCATCCAGCGTCAACGGTGGGTCGGCCTCGTCTGCCTCGGTGGCCTGTTTGGTTTCAAGCCTTCCAAGCTCTGCCCGCAACGCGTCAACCTCCGTCCCGGTAATATACGGGATGCGGAGGCGCTTTTGTTCGGCGCGGGCCGTTTCAAGATCGGTAACGGGCCGTCCGTCTATCTCCAGCTTTCGCCGGGTGCGCCGTCCGGTTTCGTCGGTAAAGGCCAGCCAGTATATCCCCGGCACTTTGCTTGTCGCGGGATGCTCGCGCCCGTGCGCATCGCGTTTATAAAGGTAGCCGAGGCCTCTTTTTTCCTTTTTTTTCTGTTTCGCCATTGAAAAACCTCCGGTGTAAGGTTATATTACCGTTTAGAAAAATATACCACAAACCGGAGAAAAGTCAAGTTAAGCACACAATAACACCACAAAAACCGGAAAACTGAGGTTAATGTAACAGACTTAAAATCTGTCGGTTCATCCATGCGGGTTCGAGTCCCGCCCCGGGCATTCTCCCTGTTCTTTAAAAAGCGTCAAAATCGAACGGAAACAAGGAGCGGATACAAAAAAAGCTCCAAAAAACAGGCTTTTTTTGGCGAAATGCACAATAAACCTTAAAAACATTTCGTTAATCTGTAACGATGCTCCGCATCAAATCACAACAACATCAATTCAACTTGAAAGGAATGAAACTATGAACAAAATGACAGTTGCTATCCTGGCGCTTGCCCTCACAGGCAGTGTAGCTTTCGCTCAGGGTAACGGTGGTGCTCGTGGTGGTGCCCGTGGCGGTGCCCGCGGCGGCGCCCGTGGCGGCGCTGGCGGAGCAGCAGGTGCGCAAGTTCAGCCCGGCGGTGCCGGTGGCGCGGTCGGCGGTGCAGCCGGTGGTGCAGCAGCGATGCCCGGCGGAGCCGGTGGCATGGGCGGCATGGGCGGCTTCGGCGGCGGTGCCGGTGGCATGGGCGGCTTCGGCGGCGTTGGCGGCATGGGCGGCGGTGACGCCGGCGGTGGCGTTGGCGGCATGGGC